TTTGAACAGGCAAGTAAAACCGATACCTCTACAGAGTTTGAAATTGTATATTTCAAAATGACTGTAGGCGGTAAAACTCGCACCGAAATTGATAAATTTAACTATGTTTGTGTAATCAACGGCGTTGATTACTTAGCATCCGTACGGGAGGCATTGGGTAAATAATGGCTAGATACGATCGCGAAAAGCTAATTGAAGGCTTAAATAATTTAACAGGATTTGACTTTACAAAGGCGGAACTTCGTGTCCGCCGTGAAGGCGATGTTATGCCAGACGTAACATTCTCTAAACGATTTCAGGCAGAAATTGCCGCCATAGCGTTAAAAGAAAGTGCAAAAGTCTTAATGACAATGCCGATTTCTGACTTTACAGAAATGTGCGCAGAGGTGGGCGTTTTTTTACTACGTGGTTCGGCAGAGAAAAAGGGGCTTCACCTGGACAACAATGCCGAAGAATTGCCATCCGACTTAGAGAGTGCGGAGGTATAAACTTTTGGATGTCTACCCCAATCACTGAAATAGCAGATTGGATAGATGATTTAGAATTTGTGCTTGAAGATGAAAAGCGCTTGAGGGATGAAGAAGACTAATCCATCAAGCGCTTTTTGCGTATACAATTTTAAAAGAAAGGAGGTACTATGGCGGGTAAAGTATTTGAGATTGCTTTTGCTATAAATGGTGCGCTAGCCCAAAGCTTCAAAACATCTATGCAACAAGCCAGAGGTACTTTGACACAATACGGTTCACAGATGAACGAGTTAAAAGTGCAACAAAGAGCCTTGGATTCGGCATTAAAGCAAGGCGTTATTTCCATGGATTCCTACCGTAACGCAACCGCAAGAGTAGGGAAGGAGCTAGAACAAACTGCTGCTAAAGACGCAAAACTCAGAAAAGCTATGCAAAATAAAATTGCTGCAGATGCCAACGCAAGAAGTGCACGCAGTGATTTAGGTAGCACTATGGCTACCACCGCAGTAATGGCCGCTCCTCTTGTAGGCATGTTATCCAAAGCAGCGGACTTTGAAGCCGTAATGTCTAAGGTAAAAGCAATCACTGTATCTGACGATCAAGCTATGCAACAGCTAACATCTACTGCTCGTGAGCTCGGTGAGAAAACGATGTTCTCAGCTACACAAGCAGGCGAAGCCATGACATATCTAGGCATGGCGGGTTGGAACTCTCAACAAATCATGGCCGGTATGCCAGGGCTTTTGAATTTAGCTGCAGCAAGCAATACGGATTTAGCACGTACTGCAGATATCGTATCCGACGACCTTACTGCGTTTGGATTAAGCGCTGAACATGCGGGCCACATGGCGGACGTATTTGCTAAGACTACCACCAAGACAAATACAACTGTCGAGATGATGGGTGAAACAATGAAGTACGCCGCACCTGTGGCGCACGCATTTGGTGCAAGCTTAGAAGAAACAGCCGCACTTACTGGTCTTATGGCTAACAGCGGTATTAAAGCATCTGCTGCAGGCACTGCACTCAGGTCTGGCTTCTTACGTTTAGCAGGTACATCCTCTAAATCGACTAAAGCGATTGAGGAGATGGGGCTATCATTAAGTGAGGCTACCGCACAACAAGAAGAAGCAAGAGCGGCTTTAGCAAGTTTGGGCATCGCTATGGATGATACTAATGGTCCTCGTAAGATGGGGGCTATTGTTCGAGATTTAGCTGATAGGACTAAGGATATGAGCAAGGAGCAAAAACTTGCTACCCTCGCAACTATCTTCGGTACTAACGCTGCATCCGCTTGGGTATCTGTTATTGACCAAGGGCCAGATGCGTTAGATAATTTAACGAAGGAACTTGAAAACAGTGAGGGTGCAGCTAAGGAAATGGCTGACGAGATGCAGAATAATGCGCGCGGAGCACTAATTAAACTTTCATCTGCAACTGAATCAGTAGCAATCGCGATCGGTAGCACAATGTTGCCTACCCTTGCAGAATTAGGCGAATCCTTAGCAAACGAAGCTGCTTACGTTGCTAAGGTTGCGGGACAACATCCTGAACTTACTGAAGGCATTATTAAAACAAGCGTAGCTGTAGCCGGTATGGTAATTGCTTATAAAGCCGTTCGAGCAGTCTACTATAGCGTAATGGCGGCGCACGCTGCCTACAAGCTTATGATGGAATCAGAACGTGTAGCTACGATTCGAAGTACTATTGCATCAGGTATCCATAGAGCAGGCATGATAGCAAGCAGTATCGCTATGTATGCAACCACTGCAGCGCAATGGGCACTCAATGCGGCGATGAGTGCCAACCCAATAGGCCTCGTAATTATTGCCGTTGTTGCGTTAATAGCAGCATTAGTTTGGCTATCAAATAATTTTGATGCTGTATCTGCATTCTGTACTTCGATGTGGGAATCTCCTACTGCGGCAATTATCGCTTTCATGACAGGGCCAATAGGTTGGCTTATATATGCAGGCATGGGCCTAATTGCTAACTGGGAAGACGTAAAAGCCTGGTTCACTCTATTATGGGAAGACCCTAAGGCGGCACTCGGCCAATTCTATGATTGGGTTATGAGTAAGCTTGGAGGGTTATTTGATTGGATTAGTGAAAAATGGGAATGGGTTAGATCCATTTTTAGTAGACCAATTCAAGCACGAATAGAAGGCTCAGCAACAGCAAATGGGCAAACGGTACAGCACAATGCGAAAGGCGGTATTTATGGCAAAGGGGCATTCCTTACTACGTTTGCCGAAGAATCTGATGAAGCTGCTATTCCTATCAATGGTACACCAAGGGCCGAAGCATTATGGCGTCAAACTGGTGCTATGATGGGACTTTTACCGGGAGAGGGAAATTCTGTAGTTTCTGTATCTGCCCCAATCAACATTACTGTTAATGGGAGTGCGGATGCAAGTGCCGTACATCAAATCAAAAGTGCAGTAGGGGGAGCGTTGGATGACTTAGAAGCGCGTCTTGCTGAAATCCAAAATCGGAAAGGGCGTGTAAGTTATGCCTAGTAATTTGCGTTACGTTACTGTCAAATTGCAGTATGACCAAAAGGACATCACACAAGACTTGGTTCCTTATTTAAAGGATTTCAGTTTCAACGATGTAATGTCGGGAGAAGCTGACGATATATCAATCACACTACATGATATAGAAGAGCTTTGGATGTCCGACTGGTTCCCTGAAAAAGGGGCTAAGTTGACCGCATCAATTATATTCCACAACTGGAATGAACTCGGAGACGAGATAGAAATGAAATGCGGCCAATTTGAGATAGACGAGATTACTTGTAAAAATCCGCCTCACGAAGTAACTATAGGGGCTGTTAGTGTTCCAGATGAATCGAAATTAAGAGGTGAACTAAAAAGTAAGTCTTGGGAGAAGACTACTCTAAAAGCTGTTGCGGAGGAGCTCGCAAAGGGTGCAGAACTCGAATTATTTTATGATACGCCCGATACAATTGATTTAGACCGCGTCGAGCAGACGGATCAATCGGATTTAGAGTTCTTGATGAAAGTCTGCAAGGATAATGGATTGGCGTTAAAGGTTTCTGATAAGCAAGTGATTATTTTCGACGAGACAAAATATGAAACTGAAAAAGTAGTTGCAACGCTAATTAAGGGGCCAATGCCTACGGACCTTACAGAAGACCAAATTAAGGAACTAGGGGAAATCATTCCATATCAAGGTAGCTATTCTTTAAAGACGTCGCTAAAGGACGTGTACTGGGGCTGTCATGTAAAGCATAAGAGCACCAAGCAGAAAAGCAATATTGAATATACGTTCAAAGACCCAAACAAAACGCAAGGTAAAATATTACAGGTTAACCAGGGCTGTGAGACACAAGCAGAGGCAGAACGTTTGGCCAAGAAAAAGCTACGAGAAAAGAACAAGAATGAAATCACCGGTTCAGTCTCTATGCTCGGACATATTGCGTTGGCCGCATCTGCTACGATCAATTTAAAAGGATTTGGTAAATTTGATGGCAAGTATATCATTAGCAAATGCTCCCATAAGGTAGGGGGCGGATATACGCAAAGCCTAGATATTAGGAGGTGCTTAGATGGATATTAGTGTTGCTTTAAAAAATTTAATCCGTGACGGTATCGTATCTAGTACGGACCCGTCTACTATGACGGCTAGAGTAACATTCCCGGACCGGGACGATTTAGTATCGTATCCACTTGAAGTACTTTCACACGGGTCACAAGATAATAAACACTACTGGATGCCAGGCGTTGGCGAACAGGTATTATGCTTATTCCTACCTCAAAATAATAACTTGTCCCAGGGCTACATCTTAGGCACTACTTATAATGCCAAAGATAAGCCCTCTTTTAATGGGCAGAATATCCACGGCATCAAATTTGCGGACGGTTCGACTATCTCGTATGATGCGGACGGAGGAGGTCTCGTAATTAATTGCACCGGTAATTTAACTATAAACGCCCCTTCAGGGGACGTAGTGGTTAACGGAATTAGTTTAGTGTCTCATACACATGGTGGCGTCGTTCCTGGTGGCGGTAATACAGGAACGCCAAATTGATAGGAGGTGAGTAACATATTATTATTTAGTAAATTAGGCAGCAGTGCTGCTAATTATAAGAAAAACCTTAATTCACAAGGTTTAAAGAATTTACAAAATACACAATTAGGCGATGTGGCTTACTCTCGCCTATCTAATCTAGCCGATAAGTTTGGTCTGGGCGGATACTTACCGCAACGCCAATTAGGTAGTTTCGGAAAAATAGTATTTGTAGCGTCCTCACATACGGTGCGTACGTTCGATGCGTTAGCTCGAAATATCAACGCACGAACAGCGTCTCACGAAATCATAGGGCAAAAGCCTATACTTGAATTCTTGGGGCCTGATGCGGATGATATTACCTTTACGATGAACTTTAATAAGTTGTTGGGTGTTGATCCTTTGAAAGAAATTGAGGAAGTGGCCAAGATGTGCCGTGAAGGTCAAGCTGAGCAGTTGATTATTAATGGCAAGCCTTTTAGTGAACATAAATTGTTGATTACGAGTATAAGTGCTGCGATGAATACAATCGACAATCGGGGCAACGTATTATCCGCATCAATTAACGTAACGCTGAAGGAAGCCCCAGATATTCCTAAAGTTATAATCACACCTAAACAAGGAGGCGATACAAATGCAAATTGACGTAAGCGCTCGTCTTGAAGGCATTGATTTTGCCCCTAAGGATATTCTTACTGAAATCATTCAAAATGTACGAACTGTCATTTCTACAACGCAGTTTACTGTGCCACTTGACAGACGATTTGGTATTGATGGTACTGTTATCGACTTACCGCTACCGGTAGCAATGGCCAGAATATCTGCAGAGGTGATTCGAGCCATTACTGAATATGAGCCACGATGTAGGGTTATTTCCGTTGATTTTGAAGAAACGATCGCTACCGAGGCAGAAGAAGGCCACCTACGACCTAAGGTATCCATAGCAATCAAAGATGAATGGCTAGAAAGGATAGGTGGCTATGAAGCAGTATAGAACTATCCAAGGCGATATGTGGGACGGTATAGCCTTTAAAGTGTATAGCAGTGAAGCGTATATGAATGTGTTACTAGAAGCTAATCAAGAGTACGCCCATTATGTTATTCTTCCTGCTAATCTTATTTTGAAATGCCCTGATGTAGACATTAGGGCGACTATTAATTTACCACCGTGGAGGCGATAATAATGAATTTACCTGAAATCAACTTTGTCACGGCGGATAAAGAAGCCGTTGAAAAGGAAATATTCGCCCTCTACACAACTATTACTGGGCGAAAGCTAGCACCGGCGGACCCTATCCGCTTATTCTTATTAGCGATTACTAATATTGTGATATTGCTGCTTAACCGCATCAATGATACAGGCAAGCAGAACTTATTAGCATATGCAAGAGGGGCTAACCTTGATCATATAGGCATTGCACTTGGTGTGGAACGTCTACAGGCGACCGGAGCGGTTACTACTATGAAATTAACTGCTTCAATGGCAAGGCCTGAAGGGATAGCTATTCCTAAGGGTACACGATTCACTTCGGGCGATGGTGCATTTTTTGCACTAACTGAACCTTATTACTTGTCAGCTAATGAAACCTCGATACTGGTAAAAGCGATATGTACAGAAGCTTCAGTTAAAGGGAATGGATATCCGATAGGGTCGATTACTACGCTCGTTGACCCAATTCCCTATATTGCAAGTGTAACAAATACCACAATCTCTGAGGGGGGTGCTGACGTGGAAACAGATGACGCATTCCGGGAACGTATTAGAGAAGCTCCTGAGAGCTTTTCTTGTGCTGGTGCAGAAGGGGCCTATGAGTTCTTTACTAAAAAGGCATCGGCCCTTATTAGCTCAGTGAAAGTGGTATCACCTAAGCCTGGGGATGTAGTTGTATATCCGGGTCTTGTATCTGGTGAAATAGCAAAGGCGGAAATCCTTAAGTTAGTGGAAACTGCACTTACAGATAAGAAGGTGCGCCCACTTACTGATAACGTATCAGTAAAAGCCCCCATTGCTAAAAATTACAGTATAAATCTCCAGTACTACATTGATTCCGATAATGCCTATTACGCAGATACTATTAAAGCTCGTGTTGATGAAGCCGTTACAGATTACACAAAATGGCAATCTGGAAAAGTAGGACGAGATATTATACCGTCCGAGTTAATTCGTCGCATTATGGAAGCCGGGGCTAAACGTGTTACTGTATCTTCTCCTATCTTTACCGTTGTTAAAGATGGACGAAAGGAAGACGGGTATCAAGTTGAACTAGCACAATGCACAGGCAAGACGATTACTTATGGGGGTGTAGAGCATGAATAACCTCCATGAATTTAATTTAAAGGATACTTTGCCAAGTTCAATTGCTAATGACACCAATGTACAAGCTCTTGCTGAAGTAACTACTTTGCGACTTATGGCCTTGACGCCTTTTGTAGATAGGTTGACTATACTATCCCATCTTAACGAGTTGAGTACACCTATCTTAGATGAACTAGCGTGGCACTTACATGTTGATTTCTACGACGAGGCAGTAAGTAGGGAGCAAAAAATCAGGCTAATCCTTAGTTCTATTGCGTGGCATCGTAGAAAAGGGACTGTCGGATTGGTGGAGGAAGCAATTGGCGAATTATATTCTGAGTGCGAAGTCGTTGAAAACTGGAATTATGAGGGAGGGCAACCTTATCATTTTAAATTAGAAATGACCGGGTATATGATGACTCCTAATATTCGAGAGCGCGTGCTGCGTATTTTAGAGTTCGTTAAGAATAAGCGGTCATGGTTAGATGATATTGAGTATGTGCATGATATCGATTCAAAAGGGATTTACATAGGCGGACTAGCTACTTCAGCGGGAAACGCAATAGTAGACCCTGCATTAAAGATAAACATAGAACCGCAAATTCAAAATGTACACATAGGCGGTATTGCTACTGCCTACCAAATTATTCATGTATAGGAGGTACAAATGGCAAAATATCCAGCTGTCATTACAACAATGGCAGGTACTAACGCAACAGCAGAGGCTAATGCGAGTAAGCAAGCTTTAATTTTTACTAAAATCGTAATCGGTGCAGGCGACCCTCCTGCATCAATTGCTAGAGCGACAAGTTTGACGGATAAACGATTAGAGCTAGCAATTACAAAAAGCACAAAATCTGGCGATGGTCAATTTACAGTTCGGGCTTCTTTATCAAATGCTACTCTCGAGACCGGGTTCTATGCTCGAGAAATAGGGTTAATGGCCAAAGTAGGGGAGTCTGGACAAGAAATACTTTTCTCGTATACGAACGGCGGGAGCTACGTAGATTACATACCTGATAAGACCACACCAATGGATAGCTACACTTTTACTATCACGACAGTGATCGGCAATGCTGAAAAGGTAGAAGCACTTATACAGGATAATGGCTATGCAACGATCCGTGATTTAGAAGACCACAATAAAGATACAAATGCACATCGAGATGCATTTAATAAAAAGTTAGATACTAGTTCGAACCAGTATGCTAAATCAATCACTAAACACAATCAAGGCTTGCAAGTAACAAAAGGCGATAACTCACAAGAAGTTATTAACTTTATTACTTCTAACTACAACGATAGCGATATTAATAAAGTGCTTAACTTAGGCACACTTAAAGGATTGTTAGGTCAAGGTGCTATCGTAGCATCGAAACTGGATAGTGTTAATGGATATGTGAAATTTGCAAACGGCTTCATTGTTCAATGGGGAATTACACAGTCAGACCCTGGTGCCGGTGGAGCGACATTTAATTTTCCGATTTCATTTAAGACAACAAACTATATCGCAATAGCTAATGGCGACCAGTCGGTTATTAATCTTAGTGGAATTGCTACGTGGTCGAATGCACCAAACTATATGACGATTGACAATACTGACAGTAGATATATTGGCAAGTATCGCGTAATTGCTATGGGGGTATAAAGAAATGAATCAATATGTATTTGTATTAAATGAACAAGGTGAACGCATTACATCTTTTATTGATAATATGATTAGCAAAGATGAATTACTAGCAACTGCTAAACAGGAATGGCCGGATGCAGCGGATTATATTTACTCTGCAGACGGAGATAGTATGCTTGATGAGTTCATGAAAGGTAAATTCTATGTCGATGGCAAGTTCGTTGCGCCTGATCCGTATGTTCCAACAAAGGAAGATAAGATTAACGCTATTAAATCTGAATACGAACCGCGTTTTAAATCCTTAGAAGAAGCTCAACGCCGATTGCTGTTGATGGGTAAACCTACGGTAGCCATTAGTGCACAATATATCAAGTTAAATACCGAGATGGTAACTCGTATTAAGGAGGTGCAGTAATATGCCTAAATATATTGGCGAAAGTAAAATCCCAGTCATGGAATTCTGTGAGTACTGCTGGGAAGTGCTTAACGATGATGGTACGTGCCCAACTGAAGGATGTATCCATGACCAACTAATGAATGAGGTACACGAAGATGAAACTACCAGTCGAACATAATATCCGGGTATATCAAGGCGAATATATTACATTAACTGTTGGATGTGATTCAGTAATTAATGCTGAGGATGTATTCGCCTGTATAAGAAGGTATAGCTGGGACGATGAAATAATAGAACGTTTTGTGATTACGAATAGTACATCTGAATTATTAGAAGGAGAAAAGAGCAAACTCAATCTAACATTAGATACTAATTCGATTGATAGCGGTACTTATTATTGGGATTTGTTTATTTGGGCAGGCAATCGACCTGTTAAATGTTTAGTAAAAGGTAAGATTATTATCAAACAAGGTATAAGTAATAGGGGGAAACAATATGAGCGATACTAATACTATTAATATTTATATGGGTGCAGAAGATAAAGTTAACGTTAAAGATGCGACTCAAATCATTAAATTGCAAGGGCCTAAAGGCGACCCTGGTCCTAAAGGTGAAGATGGAGTACAAGGACCGAAAGGCGAACCTTTACGTTTTGACGATTTAACCGAGGCACAAAAACTAGAATTAAAGGGAGAAAAAGGCGATAAAGGCGAACAAGGTATTCCAGGCCCTAAAGGTGAGCCTTTTAAATATTCTGATTTTAC